GCAATGGGGACAAAATCTTATCAAGTTTAGAGGAGTAAAACTTCCAGGTGGAGTAGAACTCAATGGTCGTGAAATTTATGAAGATGCTCTAAGAGAATTAGAAAAACTAGAAGAGCGCATGACTTATGATTACGAACTTCCACCATTGGATATGATTGGATAATGTTAAATCCATTTTTTACTCAAGGTACTAAATCCGAACAAACTCTTGTGCAAGAGTTGATGGATGAACATATCAAAATTCATGGTATTGAATTTATATACTTACCAAGAATTTTTGTCAATACTAAAAGTATTCTAAGAGAAGTTTCTACATCTAAATTCAATCGATCATTTCCCATAGAAGGATATGTTCAAAGTTATGAAGGATTTGGAGATCCTTCAAATATTCTAACAAAATTTGGTGTAAGAACTACTGCAGAAATGCAAATTGTTATTTCTCAGAGAAGATTTGAAGATAGCATTACTCCACTTCTTGAAGGAGTAACTGGTTTACCAGATAATCCAACTAGACCTTTAGAAGGTGATTTATTATATTTCCCATTATCAGATACTCTTTTTGAAATTAAATATGTTGAAAATGATCAACCTGGATTTTTCCAATTGCAAAAAAATTATACTTATCTACTAAAATGTGAAGCATTTGAATATGAAGATGAAGTTCTTAACACTGGAATTTCAGAGATTGATGATGAGTTTGCATCATTTGGATATAATGCAACTCTTACCTTTGTTGGTATTGGATCAACTGCTGCTGCATTTACTTCACTAGTCAATGGTGGAGTTCATGCAATTACTATCCTCAATGAAGGAACAGGATATACTGCAGATCCTACAGTTAGAATTGCGCCACCAGGAATAGGTAGAACCGCACAAGCAGTCGCAATAACTACAGAAAATAGTAGCGGTACAAGATCTCTACAGGCAATATATGTCACCAATCCTGGTTTTGGATATACGTCCATTCCAACAATTCAAATCATTTCTACAGATGGAAATGGATCTGGTGCTATTGCTGTAGCTGGAATTGGAACAACTGGATCTGTGGGTGTTGTGACAATATCTAGTGGTGGACAAAATTATGTCTTACCACCTACTATTACGTTCACTTCTGCTCCTGCGGGTGGTGTTACTGCTATTGGAACAGCAGTTCTCAATACTCAAAATAATCTATCAGCAATCAGAATTATCAATGCTGGTTATGGTTATACGCAAGTACCTACTATTACAGTATCTGCTGCGGGAACTATTGGCATTGGTACTTATCAATATGGAGATATCATCAGAGGCGTCTCAACTGGTACAACAGCGTTTACAGCATCTTGGGATAAACCAACCTTAACAATGAGAGCACGCAACTTGACTGGAAGATTTGCTCCTGGTGAAATGATCATTGGTGCGGGAACTACATTTGGTAGCGTTGCGTACATCCTAAATACAATCAACTATGATGATGACGATCCATTTGAACAAAATCAAGAATTCCAGTCTGAAGCAAGTACAATTCTTGATTTTTCAGAAAATAATCCATTTGGTGAGGTGTAACGAATGTTAGGAACATATTTTTATCACGAAATTATCAGAAAAACAGTCATCGCTTTTGGTACACTGTTTAATAATATTGAAATTAAGCATAAGGCAGATGATAATAATCAAACGCTAAGTGTTATCAAAGTTCCTATTGCATATGGACCAATTCAAAAGTTCTTAGCAAGAATTGAACAACAACCAAATTTTGAAAGAACTGTAGCAATTACATTACCAAGGTTAGCGTTTGAGATCATTTCATATCGCTACGATCCTTCTAGAAAAGCATCACCAATCACTAAATTCTGTGGAGTAGCAAATAATAAAATCAAAAAAGTATTCATGCCTGTTCCATATGACATTGGATTTAGGTTGAGCTTTGCTTGTAAACTTCAAGATGATACTTTACAAATTTTAGAACAAATTTTACCATTCTTTCAACCATCATATTCAGTATCAGTAAAATTAATTGATGAGATCAATGAAGTAAGAGATATTCCTTTTACCTTAAATAATATTTCGTTTAGAGATGAATATGAAGGTTCTTTTGATAAGAGAAGATATATTCAGTATGATCTAGATTTTACTGCAAAAACATACTTCTATAGTGAACTACCAACTGAGGAAAGTGGTGGTATCATCAAACGTGTTCAAGTCGATTATTCATCTACAATTAGAGCACCAAGAGAAGTTAGATATGTTGCAACTCCTGCTGCAACGAAAGACTATAACAATGATCAAACCACAGCATTGACTGCAACACTAGAAACTTCTAAAACATTGATGAAGGTAACAAGTTCGGCTTCACTAGAAGTTAGAAAGTACATTCAAGTCAATGAAGAGGTGATGAGAATTGAAGAGATTGATGGAACTAATGTAATTGTTTCCAGAGGTCAATATGGATCATCAATTCAAGAACATTATGCTGGTGATAAAGTTGATCGTATCACGATAGCAGATGATGCTTTGATCGATATTGATGATGACTTTGGTTTCAATGAAACTAGAACATTCTTCCAAGATTTCAAATCATTTAGTTCAAGTCAGGGAAGCGATGTATAAAGAATGGAAAAATCTTTTGATGCTATTGATAAGGCGCTTGATATAAAAGCGGAGATGGTGGAAACTGTCAAAGAAAAACCACCAGTAGAAACTCCTGATGATCCACAAAAAGATTATGAGTATAGTAGAGCACAATTATATACTCTAATTGAGAAAGGTCAAGAAGCTGTTAGTGGAATACTTGAACTAGCTCAAGATAGTCAGCATCCAAGAGCATTTGAAGTTGCAGGACAACTGATCAAATCTGTTGGTGATGTAACTGATAAATTACTTGAACTTCAGAAGAAAATGAAAGATATTGAGAAGCCACAAAGCAATGGTCCAAAAACTGTCAATAACGCATTATTTGTGGGATCTACTGCTGATCTACAAAAGATGCTAAAGCAAGGGTTTCTAAATAATAAGGAGTAATCTTTTATCCTATGGGTTGGTCTGACAAATATAAAAAGTCAATAGACTGTAATAACCCAAAGGGGTTTTCTCAACGTGCTCATTGCCAAGGAAGAAAAAAGAAAGTGAAAGAACAAAAAGACCACGAAGTTTCAATGGCAAATAGTCAACTTGACAACGCTATTGCTAATGCAAAGAAACTAAAAGCAAAACTTGGCAAGAAAGAAAAAGATATTCCTGCTTGGGTTCAAGCGAAGATTACTGACACCGATCATAATATGGATGCTGCTGCATCATCAATGAGTGAGGATTTGAGAAAGTGGTTTGGTACTGGTGGTGAAGGTGGAGTAGGTGGTGGTGGATGGGATAGATATAATACAAAAGGTGAAAGAATTGGTAAGTGTGCTCGTGAACCAGGTGAACCAAAACCAAAATGTTTGTCTAAAGAAAAAGCAGCAAAAATGTCTAAAAGTGAAATTGCTTCTGCTGTTAGAAGAAAACGTCAAGAAGATCCAGTAGCAGATCGTTCTGGAAAAGGAGGAAAACCAATCATGTCATCGAACAAAATTGATGAGCAAGAAGCGCAAGATTATCAAAAGTTTGACCGTAGAGTAAATACTGCAATGGCAGCAAAAACACCAGATCTAAAAGTAAAACTACTAAAACTTGCTGGTCAAGCGCATCCATCTTCTCAAGTCAAGACTGCAGAAGAGTTTATGGAAGCTTGCTGGCAGGGTTATAAGCAAGTTGGAATGAAGAAGAAAGGAAAGAGAATGGTTCCTAACTGTGTTCCAGAAGAGGTTGAAATTGATGAAATGATTGCACTTGCTGCTCCTATTGTAAGAGGAGTTGCTGCAGTATCAAGAATTGGACAAGGTGTTGCAAAAGCAGGACAAGCAGTAAAATCTGGTGCTCAGGCAGTGAAATCTGGTATTAAAAAAGTAGGATCTGGTATAGAGGATGCCACTAAGATTGCAGGAGAAATTAAAAAACAACCACTTGACACAAAAAAACCACAGGAACCAGAATGGAAAAAAGGATTGAAGAAAGCAGGTGAGACTGCAAAGTCTGCAGTAAAAACAACAGTAGGTGGTTTTGCTTCAATGTATGAACCAAGAGAAGAATATATCATGGAAAAGAATGTTCCTACTAACCCTTCTCTATGGTCAAGAGCAAAAGCACAAGCAAGAGCAAAGTTCGACGTTTATCCATCCGCTTATGCTAATGGATGGGCTGCCAAATGGTATAAGTCCAAAGGTGGCGGATGGAAGACTGCTGCAAAGGAGAGTTATGACCAGACAAGAGAACTACTTACTTTTAGTGATTTTAGGCAGATCTCTAACAATAGCTTCAGCAATGAGAACGAAACCGTAAATGAAGTTGCTGCATGGCAGCGTAAGGAGGGAAAAAATAAAGAAGGTGGTCTAAATGAAAAGGGTCGTAAGTCTTATGAAAGAGAAAATCCAGGATCAGATCTAAAAGCACCTTCTAAAAAAGTCGGTAACCCACGTAGAGCATCATTCTGTGCCCGTATGTCTGGGATGAAAAAGAAACTAACAAGTAAAAAGACTGCTAACGATCCAAATTCACGTATTAATAAGTCACTAAGAGCCTGGAACTGCTGATGAAATCCTTCAAAGAATTTTTATCCGAAAGCGTAAACATTTTTGGAAATGCTTCAGTAGGAACTATTATCGTCAATGGTAGTTCCGAACAAGAAGAGACTGTAGGAGAACAGTTTTCTGCAGAAGTTTTCTGGCACGGAAATTTATATACAATGATTTTTGAACTGGATCAAAAAGGATTACCAACTAGATGGGAATTATCTAGAAGATTGCAAGAAGAATATCCTGGGGCAATTGTTCATAACATTTATCCAGATTATTCAAATCCATCCTCACTCAAAATCAAAGACGTAAAAAAATATCATCCATTACGAATGCAGTGGGAAAATTGAAAATTTATGGCACAATTCAATAAAAATACTCAGGACTTTCTAAACCAAGAAAGGACGCTTTTTGAAGTGAATATGGTCGCCAATAAAAATGGCGAAGTAGTAACGTTAGATAATCCATTTCCAGTTACAGGAACTATAGGAATACAAACTGGAACTGGATTAATTATTAATGCAGATACAACTGCATATGATGCTTTTGGTAGACAAAGAGTTTCCGAACCATTTACCCTTGGCGACTATAAGCATCTCTATGCTATTGATACTAATTTTATAGAAAGTTATTCTGGAGCAGGATCTACAGTAACTTTCACAACAAACCAAGCAGCAGCAAGACTACAAACGGGTATTGGAAGCACCGCATATTCAATTCATCAAACAAAGTTTTATCACCATTATCAGCCAGGAAAATCACAACTGATTTTTAGTTCTTTTAATTTCTATGCACCTCAACAGAATGCAACAAAAAGAACTGGATACTTTGACGATAGAGATGGTATTTTCTTGGAGCAAGTAGGTCTTAGTACATCTGATGGTATTAATGCTGGTATAGGAACTTATAACTGGGTCATTAGAACCTTTACAAGTGGAATTGCAACAGAAACGAGAATTCCAAGATCCCAATGGAATAAAGATAAGTGTGATGGAACTGGCACCTCTGGTTTTAATATTGATTTTACAAAAACTCAACTAGCATTTATTGACTTTCAGTGGTTGGGTGTTGGTAGAGTTCGTTGTGGTTTTGCTCATGATGGAAAGTTAATTACTGCTCATGAGTTTTATCACTCAAACAATAATCCCAGAGTTTATATTTCAAACCCAAATCTGCCAGTTCGTTGTGAAATAAGAAATACTGCTGTTGGTGTTGGAGCATCATTTGACCAGATTTGCTCTACTGTTGCAAGTGAAGGTGGTTATGTTGAAAGTGGTATTGACTTTGCATACACGATGACTACAACAAGAACTACACCAACTCCAGCAGGAACAGAATTTCCATTAGTTGCAATTCGCCTGAAAAATACTTTCCAAGGATATCCTAATAGAATATCAGTTAGATTAAATAATATTTCTATTCATTGTGAAACTAATAGTATCATTTATAAAATTGTAAAACTTCCAAGTTCTGCATATATTGGTAATGCAGGAACTCTTACTTGGACTTCTGCTTCTGATAATAGTGGAGTTGAAGTTTGTGTAGATGCAACAACTTATAGTGATGGAGACCAATTTGCTTCTGGATATGTACCATCAGGTGCTTCTCAAAACTCACTTTCTCCAGTTGCATCTGGGGCACTTACAGCGGCAAAGAAAAATATTATTGTTCAAAATATAGATTCAAGTAATTCTGAAATTTATGCAATTATCATAAGGACAATTACAACAACTGGTAACGCGGTTGGTCAAGTAGCAGCAGCACTTCAATGGAGGGAGATTTATTGAATTATGGCAGCTGACATTTATCTTGGCAATCCCAATCTAAAAAAGGCAAATACTCCGATTGAATTTACTGAAGAACAAATCCTTGAGTTTCTCAAATGTAAACAAGATCCTGTATATTTTGCTCGTAACTATATCAAAATTGTTTCTCTTGATCACGGTCTAGTTCCTTTTGAAATGTATCCTTTTCAGGAGAAGTTGATTAGGAACTTCCATGCTCATCGTTTCAATATTTGTAAGATGCCTCGTCAGACAGGTAAATCTACAACTTGCGTTTCATATTTGTTACATTATGCAGTATTTAATGATAATGTAAACATCGCAATTCTTGCAAACAAAGCATCCACTGCAGGTGATCTACTAAGCAGATTACAACTTGCTTATGAGAACTTACCAAAGTGGATGCAACAAGGCATTATTGCCTGGAACAAACGATCTATGGAATTAGAAAATGGTTCAAAAATTATTGCTGCTTCTACTTCTGCCTCTGCGGTACGTGGTGGCTCTTATAATATTATATTCTTGGACGAATTTGCGTTCATCCCTAATCATATTGCTGACGAGTTCTTCGCTTCTGTCTATCCTACTATTTCATCTGGTCAATCTACAAAGGTAATTATCGTTTCTACTCCACACGGTATGAACCACTTTTACCGAATGTGGCATGATGCAGAAAGAGAAAAGAATGAATACATTCCTACCGAAGTTCACTGGTCAGAAGTTCCTGGTAGGGACACTAAATGGAAAGCACAAACAATCGCAAACACTTCTGAACAACAATTCCGAGTTGAGTTTGAGTGCGAATTCCTAGGATCTGTTGATACTTTGATTGCACCATCTAAACTCAAGGCAATGGTTTATGATGATCCAGTAAAGAATAATGGTAGTTTATGTATATACAATGAACCCGATGAAATACGAGATTACATCATAACGGTTGATGTTGCTCGGGGAGTATCAAAAGATTATTCTGCATTTGTGGTATTTGATATTACTACATTCCCATATAAGGTTGTTGCTAAGTATAGGAATAATGAAATTAAACCTATGTTATTCCCATCTGTTATTGAGGAAGTGGGAAGAGCATATAATAATGCTTATATATTGTGTGAAGTCAATGACATTGGGGATCAAGTCGCTTCAATTTTGAATTTTGATCTTGAATATGAAAATATGTTGATGTGTTCAATGCGTGGTCGTGCTGGACAGATTGTTGGTACTGGTTTTTCTGGAAAGAAAACTCAACTTGGAGTAAAGATGAGTTCCACTACAAAGAAAGTAGGATGCTCAAACCTAAAGACTTTGATTGAAGATGACAAACTTATTATAACAGATTACGATACAATTAGTGAACTAACTACCTTCATTCAAAGAAAACAATCATTTGAAGCTGAAGAAGGTTGTAATGATGACTTGGCAATGTGCTTAGTTATTTTTTCCTGGTTAGTTGCTCAGGATTACTTTAAAGAGATGACGGATCAGGATGTTCGTAAGCGTATCTATGAAGAGCAACGAAACCAAATTGAACAAGATATGGCACCATTTGGTTTTATCAGTGATGGTTTAGACGCTATGGGAACTGAAGTCGATAGCAATGGAGATGTATGGAAAGTTGATGAGTATGGTGATAGATCTTACATGTGGGAATATCACTGATTTCAGGAATTTATAAATAATTTTAGTCTAAAATTAGGGTTACTGCAGGGAGTTTAGAATGGCACTTCAGTTAGCATCTCCAGGTATTCGTGTAAGAGAGGTAGATCTAACCCGTGGCGGCGTAAATGCAACACTAAACGTCGCTGCAGGTATCGCAGCACCTTTTAAAAAGGGTCCTGTAAACGAAATTGTAAGAGTTACAAATGAAAAGGAATTAGTAGAAGTTTTTGGCGGTCCTGGTGCTGGTCTAACTGACTATCACTATGAAAGTTGGTACGCAGCATCAAACTTTCTATCCTATGGTGGTCAGTTAGATGTAGTCAGAGCAGGCGGTGGAGAACTAAACAACGCAAATGCTGGTGTTGGCATTGCATCAACAACATCTCTACGTGTTGATAACTTTGATGACTATAATAACAACCACTCTTCAGATACTACCTTCTACTGGGCAGCAAAGAACCCAGGAAATTGGGCAGAAAATCTCAAGGTTTGTGTAATTGATGCGGCGGCAGATCAAAGAATTTCAGGAATTTCAACTACAGTAGTTGTAACTACTGGTGTTACTACCGCTTCCCATGGAATTCAAGTTGGTTATGCAGTAACTCAAGCACTAAGTGGTGTATCAATTGGTATTGGTACAACTGCAGCAGCAAGTGGATATCTAAAAGGTGTTGTTACCGCAATTGGTGCAAGTTTTGTAGATGTAAAAGTTGTAAGTTATGTTTCTGGAGTTGGAACTGAAACTGCGGTAGATTATCAATCGGGTTCACTATATCAGTTTACAACTGCTAACATTGGTTTCTCATCTGCTACCATCGGTGACGTTGGTATCATGACAGGTGGTAAAGCACTAACTGATTGGTATGATCAGCAAAACATTCTAACCAGTGTTGCTGATGGTGGAAGTGATGCTATTACTCTTTCTTGGAGATCTGTTCTTGCAAAACCAGGAACAAACTCATATGTTTCACAAAGAAATGGACGCAATGATGGTCTAAACGTTGTGGTTATTGATGCCTCTGGTTCTGTAACTGGAACTGTAGGAGCAATTTTAGAGAAGTTTGGCAATCTTTCAAAGGCAAAAGACGCTGAAATTTCTCCACAAAAATCAGTATACTACAAAGATTACTTAGCAGCAAACTCTGAGTATGTCTATGCAGGTCTATCACCAGTAAATTCAACTGATGCATACTGGGGAACAAGATCACGTCCATCTGGATTTAGCAGCGGCGTTGTTGCAATTACTGCTGCAGCAAGTGCTTGGGGACAAAATGCAAAAGATATTACATTCTCTTCACTCGGAAACGCTGCTTACAGACTAACTGGTGGTAAGGACTATCAGGGAGTTGGTTATTTTGATGCTCCACTAGGAGATCTTCTAACCGCTTATGATAAGCTATCGGATCCTGTAAATAGCGACATTAGGTTCCTTCTTCAAGGTGGTGCTTACAAGTCGAAAGAAGAAGAGCAAGCAAAGGCAAATAAACTAATCTCAATCTGTGAAGGTCGTAAGGATTGTGTAGCATTCATCTCACCAAATAGAGATAGTGTTGTAAACATTACAAACGCAAGTACACAACTAACAAACGTTCTATCATTCTTTGCACCACTTTCTTCATCATCTTACGTTGTATTTGATAGTGGTTACCAATATGTGTATGATCGCTTCAATAAGAGATTTGCATATATTCCTTGTTCAAATGATGTAGCAGGTTTATGTGTAAGAACTGATAGAGATCAGTTCCCATGGTTCTCACCAGCAGGAACAAATAGAGGTTCTCTAAACTTTGCAGTGAAACTTGCATTTAACCCAGGTCAAGATGCAAGAGATAGATTATATTCCAACAGAATTAACCCAATCATCGCATCACCTGGTTCTGGTATTATTCTCTTCGGAGATAAGACTGGACTAGCATTTGAAAGTGCATTTGATCGTATCAATGTAAGACGCCTATTCATCACAATTGAAAAGGCAATTGAG